AACCTGCAGTATCCGTTAAAGTGATTGCTGTAGCCGCGCTACAGAATTGGACACCCTGTGGAACTCCGCCGTCAATGTTACCGGCAGCAAACGCTGATGGATCAGAAGATTTATTAAATCTATCTGCATCAGAACCGTCACCGATTTGAACAGCACAACTCGTGTCGCCAGAAAATGCAGCTGTTACATCAATAAATGAATATAATACTACAGACCCAACCGGTAAGGTCATGTCTGAAGCATAAGTACCAACGGTAGAGCCACCATCCGCAAATGCGGAAAAAGGTGCTGATATCGCTAGTAATTTTACATTTGAATTGTCGTAATCACCACTATTAGCTTCGTGTCTTTTTGCTCTCATCTTATACCCCCTTATAAGCTTTCAATGTTATAAAGTGCATGTGATTCAGGCAAGGAAATCTCAAGACCGGCTTCGGTCAAGATCATATCTTTACGTAAATCTTCATCTGCGCTTTGAACATTAGTTACAATATTGGTATCACGATTTAAGCCATTACCGACCAATGGACGGTAAGAAAGTTTGCCCATGTCGGCAAACAGCATGAAACCACTTGAAACACCACGGAAAAGAGGTTCTTTAACTAAGTGCATTGCACCATGAATAGTTTCAATAGTCATAATCTTATGACCAAATTGACCTTCACGCTTATCAAAATTATAAGCAACAGCACTATCGGAATAAGCCACACTTGAATCTAAGAATGCGCCTGAACCTAATTTGTTAAAGAATGTAATTACTGGTAAACTAGCCAAAACTAATTTATCAGCACTACCACCGCGTGCTGGGTCATACATTACTTCCATATCAGAAAGCAGTCTATCATAAGTTAACTCGGCTTGAGTAGAACTACGATAGTAAGCTGCCCCAGATGTGTAAGATAATGCTGCATCAGCCGTACTTGGTGTAGAGTTTTTAACAATATGACCTACAAGGCCTTCTGTGTATTGTACTCCACCAACGCGAGCACGTTGGCCGAAAAGCATAGCCCGTTCAATATCAACCTTATGTTCACGAAGTTTCAACGCCCAAATGCGTTCCCATTCGTTTGCATAACCGCGATATCGTGTAGCGATAGCTGTGTTAGACATTTCAGCAGCAGTTTTAAAAATCTGCGTGTATCCATAGTCATCTTCAATCTCGCTTGACCATGCATCGGGTGAACCAGTACCTTCACCAAAGGAAGTACCAATTACTTGACATTGGTCATCTTCGGCAACAACGTTGGAACCGGAAACGCCAGATGTGTCAATACATTTAGCTGAAAAAGAAGTATACGTAGTATTGTCGGTTACAGAACTTTCAATTCTAAAAAGCGATTGTCCCCAACCGGCGGTTGAGTCTACAGTATTCACTGAGAATACCATACCTTTACCCATCCAATTGACAGATGCTCCCGCACCGTCATCTACGCGAAAACTGTAATCACTACCTGCTACTACAGTGCCGATTGCTCCTGCACTTGCTGCTATGTAGAAATTACGAGACGTCCAGTCAATCTTTGAACGATTTTCTAAGAATCGAAACAAAGAATCATCTGTAGGCACTTTAGCCACTTTTGACAAATAAGCGAAAAATGGGGATTCTTCAGGAGCAAGTTCTGAAACTTTATCTGAAAAATCATATAACCTACGACGATCTGGAGCTTGGCCTACACCGGCACTTGTGGTCGATGCAGTAATGTTACTAGAGAGTTTATTCCCTTGTGTAATAGCCATTTATATAGCCTCCATTATTATTTTTATGGGATTCGTCCACTGTTGCTAGCGTTAAGAATCCTATCCCAAGCAGCGTCATTTTCACTCTTACGCGGTGGTTCGCCACCCTGTAAGATACCTGCTGGCCTTGGCATAGCCTGAGCCTGTCTAGTAGCTTCCATATTTTCCGATGAAGGCATTTCCGCACCCTTCCCATAATGTTTATTATAGACATCAATTAATAAATCGATGGGGAGTTCATCCCTAGGGTTCGTAGCAAATTCAATAAATTTACCAATTTCTTCATCGCTTTCCATGTTATACTTAGACTTAAGTTCATTTCTTAAATTTTGCATAGCAACCTGCCCTTGCAATTCCGCCATATGTCCTCCGACGGCTTCATCTACAAGAGCTCTTTCCTGAGCTAACCGCATCTTATACGATTCACTCTCAGGTTTGTAATAAGCTTCCCAAGGGTCAAAAGATGATTCGTCTAATTGACCTGAATCACCCCTGCCGCTGGCTTCTGCGTTACCTTCAAGTTTCCCCCTAATAGCTTCTACAATATCCGGTCTTTGTTCTAATACGTTTTTTAATTCACGCATTTGATCTAAAGACGCGCTATCAGAGCTCAATGCATCATATTCAGATTTCGTCTTATCATACATCGATTGAAACTTCTTAGCTTCCGCTTCCCAATCAGTCCCGTATTCAACACCACCTTCGTTACCTTCATCCGTAAGTACACTTGGCGCCTGTGTCGCCGGAGTTACCTCTTCTGGTTGAACGTCGGATGCGAATTCATCTACATTAGCCAATTGAACCCGATCATTCGGATTCCCTTCTGCTAAATTGTCTTCATAACTGGGTACGCCAGTATCTTCTTGTCTTTGGTCTTCCATTATTTTTCCAATCTCCCTATTCTCCCGGACTCTACCTTTCGATATTCCGATAGGGCTTAACTGTTATTAAATACCATTAACGCCTCTAACTCGAGGCTCCCTTTTTGCCTTGCGCTTTTTCCGTTTGTTTAGCACGAAAATCAGCTTTATCAATCACACTTTCCATCTTGTTAAGATTGACACGTTCTTTATACTTTGCTTCCGTGACAACCTCATTAAGATTGGTCTTGAATTTTTCAGCGATAACTTGCTTCTTAGCATGTACGCTTTCACGTTCTGCCGTTTGCAAATCACCGGTAATGTCTTTTAATTGACCTTCAAGTTGTTGTATATATGACTGCATTTGTGCCATCATGCCCTTACGTTGTAAAACGCCTTCTTTGTCAAAGATTTCTGTTTTCTTTAAAACCTCGACATCATCTACCAAGTTCAACTTATATGCTTCCAAATACATATTGTATTCGGCCACCTTATTTGATGGTAACGTTGAACCCGATATAATCCGAACGTCATGTTGCCCTATTGCAATATCATTTTCAATAGACACCAATTCGTTAGTTTTGTCATCATACAACCTACTGTTAACCGTAAATTCGGTCAAGTCATTATTTGGCTGTACGATTCTAAAAGTCTTTTTGAAGTTATAATGTCCCTTAGACATAGCATATATACACTTGCCTAATCGGGTTAAACTCCCTTCGATATCCCTAAGTTTGGATTTACCACGGCTCTCGCCCATTTCGGATAGCATGGCCGTACCACGCACCGTGTCAGGGGCAGATTCCCTAAACCCCTGCATAAGTTCTGGGATACCAAAATTTAAATCTATATAATGTTCCACCCTATCGATTAGGTGATAAAATTCAGCAGCCAATGGTTGGGGCGATGGGAAATGTGGTTCACCAAATTCTGGGTTATATTCAATAACTGCATTTGGGTTTGCCCAATTTCTTTCTAATTCGCCCACATCATCAACACTTCCTTCTGGGACTAATAACTTTAGTCCGGCAGAAGATTGCGCGTGGCTTAGTGTCAAGGAAAATAGTTTGTTTATAAGACGTTGGGAGTCCTTGACTTTTGTTACATCTGACTTGGGGTATGGAGTATTAGTCCAAATATTCGGGACTGGGATTATAGGATATATGTCACAGTTTAAAACCTGATCATATAACAAGTATTGACCCACGGTTGCCACGTTTCTAATGCGTGTTTGTAGGACTTCTACTGCTTCAACCAACCCCGACTCGATAAGGTGTGAATTTTGTTCTAAGACTTGTTCGTATTCATCTAAGCTAACGACTTTTTCTTCACCATTTTGCTTATTGAATAAACGATAAAAAGGTACTTTTACCTTTTCAAATCTTTCTAATATGCGATATCTTTCAAAGCCACCACGGTCACTATCTTTGACCACATCGGGTGTAAATGACATAGAAGTATTCTTCTTGCCAGAAGAAGGATAATCTTCTTCATCATTCATTGAATCTATATCGTCTATGAATTCTTGTAATTGTGGGTATAAATTAAGTATTTGATCTTTTGTTAGTATAGTTGATAATATCATCGATGATGAATCATCGAAATATCTATCTCGGGATGCGGGGTCTACATAAATCCTGAAAGGATTTACATATGTAAACTTTATGTCACCGCGCCCAAAATCTGATTCGGGATCGGTATATACGTAAAAATAACCAAGGCCTGATACGGCATAATCGTGGACTGCATTCTTAAACTGCATATCACCATCCGATATATCCCATACATATTCAAGTATAGTCCTCCAAACAGTGGCTAATTTATTATCTGAATCTTCCCTGCCGATAGCAGAAAATTTTGGATTCTTAGAAGTCAATAATGATTTCAATTTATCGACTGCAGCGTATACTCTGTCGATAACGAAGTCACCTTGCCCTACCTCTTGTAGTGCCTCTGATTCTTCTTTCGTATAATGATTCCCGAGTACAAAATCTACTGCTTCACGGGCTTCCGTGTCCCAGTCAGTTCTTGCATCCCGCCATCTACGCCATAATTCTTGGTTTTTCTTTGATTCCGGATTCTCTGCAGAGTGTGCGATATCAATTCTCCCGATTTTGCAAAATTATCTTATACTTATAATATAAGCGAAAATGCATAGTTTGTCAAGAGTTTTTTTAATTATTTTCAAATCCTTTGACCTGTCATCCAACTTCTTAATCTTTTTACGGTCTTTTTTTGTGCTCTCTCCTCCACATTAGACTCAAAATCGGAAGCATCAAACTTATTACTAATAGGCGAGCGTGCATTAATTACACTATACCAAAGGCCATCAAGCAGGTCATCGTTCTTGCCTTTTGGGAAATGAAACATTTCATCTACCAATTCTTGGTGTTGTTTTTTAATATATAATTTCTTTCTATTAACGATAGGGCATAATGTGGCTTCTATCCTATCTTCCTTCTTTATGCCGGTTGGTGGTCTAACCCCCATAGCTATCCCCGGCGCCATCTTCCTATCTTTACCCTCCAAAGCATTCACGGCATCTCTAATCACACCTTGCGCCCCTACGTGTTCCACATTGGCCCTGCGCAAAGGTTGATACATCTTAGCCCATTCAAATATCTTTTTTGGCATATCGTACAAAGGGAAGTGTTCGCGGAAGTATTCAAGTATATAAAAATTCTTATCGCTATCTATCCCCACCACCATTATCACTTGATAGTCATGTTGCGCAGATGATTCATAAGCCAAATCTACACCCATATACACATTAATCGGGATAGCATCTTCCTTGGTCACGACATAGGCTTGATTGTTTTTAGATTCAAACCTACCGTCATAGTAATTAATCCTATCTATTTTAAATTTTGCAGAATCAAGGTCTCTCGCATCATTCATATATTCTTGTGCAAATTTATGCGTAAGCCCCTGCTCTATATACCCGCGCTTTATTTCTTTTAATTTTTCTTTATTAAAGTAATCGGGCCACAAGGCTTTCCCATCTTCAATAGCCCTTCTAAATATCACATCCCAAGTATAATCTTCATCAGCATCAATCGCGTTAGAATATCCATCATATATTGATTGTAAAAATGAATCATAGTGTACAATCGTCCCAATCAACCATACCGAACCTTCATTACCTTTAGATTCTTCCAAAGCGGGCATAACAGTAGACATAACCCATTCTTTAATTTCCATCCTACGTTCGGGTGTTTTGGTGTTCAATTCGGATTCAAAGTCATCAAGTACAATTTTAGTATACCGTAGACCAAGTTCCGATCTACCGCGCAATCTTTGCGTAGTGCCTTTGGATATAATTCTATCACCCTTTGAGGTGGTTATTTCCTTTTCAGTCCACTTCTTCCCGACAATATCACCAAAATAATAATTAAATGCAGGATTAAATTCTATATGCGATTTAATATATTTTAAATGATCTACCGCCTGACTTTGTTCTTCCGATACAAATGCTATAAACTCACGCTTTTCTTTTGGATTGAAAAACAATTTATAAAGAAGCGATGCTTTTACATAAGTTGACTTTGCGTGCCCGCGAGGAATAATAGCGCATATACGCTTATTAGATTCATCTAATAAGAGACCCCCTAATTCATAATGGAATGGGGCAGGTGTGCTTTTCATGAAATCTTCGGACAAAAACAATTGACCAAAAGTGACTAAATCCTTAGATGCTAATTCCAAAACCCTTTCTTTTTCTGAAAGGTCATTTGGTATTATATTAAATATTTCTATCTTGTCGCTTATTCCAATCACCTCCTTCTATCACCTCGAACACAGTTTCATTGGCTAACAATAAATCCCCCGCTACATACAACCAAGCACGTTCTTTTCCCCCATCATCCATCTTTACATTCGTTCGTACACGTCTATACATCCCAGACTTGACCCCTTCATACATATCGTATGTATTTAAATCTTCCTTGGTAACATCAAGAACTTCTACAATTGTCCCTTTACCTTTTTCATTATAAATTACAGCGGGGAACCTTGTGTGCCCGGGATATACAAGCGTAGTATTTTCCACTACACCTTTATTGTCCGATCCCCTTCTTAATGTCCCATATACCGCTAATTTTTCAGATCGCATAGTCTAATGTCCCTTCTAACCAAGGTTCTATTTCCGAAGGTTCTAATTCTATTCCGCTATACATGGTCAAGCAATCCTTACAAACAACGCAATAAGAAGCCATCCTATCACCCTTAGAATCAAAGTCCCTTATTATGATTTCCCCTTCGGTACTTTCAAACCATTCAGTGTCTATATCATGACCGCATACAGCAGTCATCATGTATTCAAGCATCTCCATATCGATATATCAACCCCGGCATTTCTATTTCAAGTTCATTATCATACAAAGTAAAACATTCAGAGCATTGCACATGTAAATTTTCTTCATCCAAATCATACCAAATAGACGAATAATCCATCATTGGAAATTCGCAAATGACACAATTCTTATTTTTCAACTTCTTGCGAAGCTTCGATGAGTTTTCTCTGACCACCTTCTGAGATAGCATCCAGTTGTTCCTTTGTAAACCCTTGAAATAATGTTATTGATTCAGACCGTTTTTCAGTATCCATCATACCACTAATTTGCATTAATGTTTTGATTGCTGAGATCTTGTCTTTGTCTTGTGATTCGTCCTTGTCTACGATGGCTCGCATCTTCTCTAGCAAATACAACGGAGTTATATCCGCTTCATTTAGAACCTTATCTACTTCTTCTCTTATCACTTTTTGTATCCTATCAGTTTTAATTAACTTCTTCCCACGATGCTCGGCATGCCCTTCCTTGTTGGTCGGGAATGCCTTCATATACGCCTCCGCTATACCATCACCCTTAACAATATACTTCGCAAAAAGAAACTCTCTTGATGTTAATTGCTTCTTAGTCATATAATGCTCATGTGGTTTTAGTCTGGATACAATACCAAAAGAATATATATTCTCCCTTAATTCACCATCCATTACAGCACCTTTAGAGCATACAAAAGAACCCAAGATAGTTCTTATATAATGATTCATAAGTTTTCTTGTACTCGGATGTCTTAGTTCACCGCGCCTTAAAACTTGGAAGATTTGTCCATCATCGGCTTTTACCCACTGATCTTCTTCGCCGTTCCGCCAATCGTCGACAAGTCCTACATTCGGATTATATTCTTCAAATTCTCTTTTGTTCTTATATCCAAAATGTAAGACATTTTTTATTTTTCTACTAACCATACTGTAATATAAGCTTAAAACACCCAAAAGTCAAGTGTTTTTTATCTAGCTATACTCCTAAGTTCGGTTCCGTTAACATTCATATTAGTCTTACTTCTTATAAATGGAGACCCGCAACCACCACATCGGTACACCGGGAATTCATTAGCACTTGTAAAATAGGTAGCCAATATAGGGGACAAGCTTTCGCTCCCACAAGTTGGGCAAACATCGTCATCCATAAGGACACCTAAGTTTGGATGGTTTCTAATGTATGGTCTTAACTTAAGATATACTTGTTCCAATCCCACAACATCACGTTTATTGTATTCAAGCATTTCTTGCAATCGCGCTTTGTCACCATTCATACAATCTATCCATAGTTGAAATTCGGTATTTAGTTTTTCCGCCAACCCGAAGTATTTAGTTAAGAAGTCTTGCTTATTCGAACTAAACGCAAATTCCTTTCGCGCAATCTTCAAGGTATCTATTGACTTGTAAGGTGCGGGAGGCAACATATCGTTCAATATGAATCTTGCATTAAGTTTCCTAATATCAAAGCGATCACCATTATGTGCCACCACTATATCCGCTTCATCAAGTAATTCCCATATGGATTTAAGTATCCTTGAGTCATCACCCGCTACGGCTTCCTTTGGTGTAAGCACATCAGATAACACTACCTCGTCATAAAGCCATTTTGCCGACCAAGATAAAATATACCAAAACTTTTGGTGTCCAGCGTCATCTCTCATCAAATTTGTGGGCGGGACGTATTGTTTGCCAAAATCCCATACCCATACCGGCATTGGCGTTGTTTCTATGTCAAACATTAATATTTTAGGTAATACTGTCAAGTCACTAACATCCGTAGGCCTAGTCCACCCCATAGACTCAATTTTACGTGTTACCGATTTGTACGTGCGCATAAAGCCCGCATTATCCAAATCATAGCATATATTACGGACACTTTTCATTGTACGCCTATATTGACTTATTATTTCGATTTCATCATTTGACCACTTCATACTATTTTCCTCGCTTTATTACGAAAAATAACATTTTCAACAATATTGATTCAAACCATAAGAGTATTAATCTCACCGATAATCCTCAATCATTTGTACCGTTAAAGCGTATCCAGCTATATCTACCAAATTATCACGCTTATGTTTATTCACTTCCCTACTTAACTTTACCGCCACCATACACAAACCAACATCCTGAGGGCTAACTTTAGTATCCAAAATTGCAGACCACATTTTAGCCGTCTTACTAAAATCCTCGATTGGATGCCCGTAGTTTTTACCACGAGCACCATTAACCAAGTACTTAGCTTCATCTAATATCGATTCTACTTTATCTTTCGCCACAAGTATTCTCCTACGCCTAATTGATGAAATCCATTTGCCAAACATTCAATTGTATTCTCATCGTGCGCACAACCGGTATTATTGAATATTACATGGATTACCTCATGTAAGAATGTTTCCATCTTCCTAGATGTGTTCATTTGTTTATCTAATTTAATCACACACGAGCGCGGGTCATTAACCCCAAGCAAGTATTTACCTTCACGGCCTTCTTTTTCGCCGTCCATGTATACTACCTTGTAATCGTGCCCGCCGATGTTTAGCACACGCTTTCTCGATTTCTTCATTCTCTTTGTCGATTTCTTCATATTCTCTCTTCCCGTTCCCATATGCGGGAACTGTTGTACTCATTACCGTAGGTTCATAACCATGTTCTTTATTCTTAACTTCGTTTATTATATCTTCAATAAACTTAACAGGTCTTAGTACCGCTTCTTCCGGTGTCATCTTAGCCATTCTATTTTTCCTTTATCCCCGGTACGAAT